TCAAAATTAGTAGAAGTAGAACCAGATGGTGCGTTAAGAGGTGTAGCACCTAATAAAAAAATAGTTTCATTAGTTCTTAATGAACCACCAACAGAAGGTGAAGGTATAACTTCTGAAACTACAATCTCCGTAGTTCCCCCAACATCTGTAGCTGAAACAATTGTATAAGTACCAGAATTAGACCCACCAAAAGCTTCAAACTTTTTACCTATTGTTAGATAACTAGACCAATTGCCATTAAATGTGAAAGTTTTAGTACCTTGATTAACTGCTGTCATAACAGCACCGACCCCATTAATTTTAGCGGAAGGTTTAATTAAAGAACCTGGTGACAGGTACATTTTACCATTAGGGTATTGTAATTCGGTTTCATCATACGTTCCTGGAAATACGTATATTAAAGTTTGTCCAGATAAAGAATCAACTAATAATTGATTTCTAGCACCAGTAATTGTTTTAAAAGGTTTTGATATATTTCCGTATTCACCTGTTAAATCATTACCTTCTGGTGCAACAAAATATGTTGTTCCGAATTGAGCTCCTGATGAGAACCCACTTATTACAATATTAAAAGAATCATTTCTTTTTAATGTTAATTCATTTAAAGTGTCATTAAATGTCCCACCTGTTACAAAAGTGTCTTGTGATGTCGCACCTGTTATAATGGATTCAACAGACCTATATTTAACCTCACCCGTACTACTGTCTCTACCTAGTATTTGGGTTAAAGTATCGTCTTGTGTTACAGCACTTAACGTTAATTTATTTAATAATATTAACTCATCGTGTACTGTTATTGGTGAACAACCATATATGTTTGATGTGTGTATTCCAGTACAAGCAGTTATAACACCATTAAAAAATACATCACTATTATTATAAAATGTATTTCCATTAAAATCTACACTATCCGTGCAACCTGATATTGTTTTTAAAAATGTTGTGCCTGAACAAACAAAGAAATTACCTGTAGCGCCCGTTACCACATCGTTAGCGGGCTCTACCACAAAATACTTTACTATATCTGGACCACAGTGACTATTATTACTCATTATAATACTATTAAACCTCTAAGTGTTATTTCCCCAATTTTTGTAGAATCGGTTTTTACTATATTGATAACTATCTCATCACCTTGGTCAACGTTAAATGGGACAGAAACTAACCCACCATTTTTACGTATAGTGTATGTTGTGATATTTTTAGTGTCTACTGAAGTAAAGTTAGTTTTATTGTCTGTATAGAACCTTATACTTGTTGGTGCACTAGGCAAAAATTGTATCACACATTTTAATGTTCTATCTGTCCCATCACCCTCAGTCATAAATTTAGCCTTAGGCCTAAGGTCTTTAGACTCTAACTCAAAACTAACAAAAGCTCTACTAACAGCTGGTTTAACATCAAACTCCTCCTCGTCAACCAGATAACCTTGTAACCTCATCTCATATGTTTGTACGTAAAATCTTTTACCATCTAAATTATCAACTTGACTCTCATCCCCAATACTCTCTAATAAAATTGGGAAATAGTGACCTTTAATATTTACATATGCTTGAGCTGAAGCAAAGGTCTGTAGTACTTTTTGGTGTAACACATTCAGTTCTCTCATCCTATAAGAAAAGAATCTAACAGTATAAATCATATCAACACCAACTGGGTTAGGTATACCATAAATATCAGCCCCCTTACGGTTACCGTCCCACACAGGAATCTGCATGTAAGGGAAATTTTTTCTAACCGGTATCTTAAAATCAGCCGGATTAGTTCCCGTGTCTGGATTAGGTCTTCTAACAATAGACACAAACGGTATTTTCATATTTTTATATTTATCTGTATTTGGCCATATTTTAGCGAATTCATTCCATCTTTGTAGTGTTAAAAAATGTGTTGGCACTTTTTCGCCTTTAAGCACGAATCCCAAGTCATTGTTAACAAATTCAACAAAACCACCATCTAAATCAGCAAAATCAACCGACCTAGGTAAAAATTGTTTATTTTGTTCCAAAAATTGTTCATTCCAATCTTTAGGGCCACCTTGTGGGTCTACTACATTTATATCTATATCTTTCTTTCTTTTCTTTGGTAAAGCCATAATTAATTTATCCGTTAAATTCATCTGGGTCAGCAGTAACACAAGTTATGGTTCTATAGTAAGCCTTATAACCTAACCTAGTTTTTGCATTATCAGAATTTATTTTCCCATCATTAGAAACAGTAAAATACTTTATATTATCTTCCCTATCCGAATAACCAATATAATCACCATAACCTATATCTACGCCTAACTCATTTAAATGGTCTACAAATACAGTAAAAGTGAAATTACCATAGTCTTCGTACCTACCATAACCCTCAGAATATGTGTTATTTTCAGAAGGCTCTAAGTTTGGTCTAACTTTAAGTTCTATTGGTGGGTGAAATTTTATTTCCTCAACATCGGATTCCCCATAAGTCTCATCAGTTTGACTTTTAATTCTATCAACCCTAAATAACACAACAGTAAAGTTTAAATCCCCTTCCATATATTCTCTAGCCATACCATTTTCTAAACCGAAATCTACATAGTCATAAAATTTATTTACACGGGTTATAGGCCTTCTTTTATTGTCAGACATAATTTTCTTTTAATATAAATATTTAGAAGTTGCCTATTTAGTTTATTTTATTTAAAATGTTTTTATATTTAACCATATATGTTAGATATTAGTAAATTAAAAAATAAAAAGACATTAATTAAATTAACTGAATATAATGGTAATAATGAGTATATTATATCACTAAAAGAAAGGTTAAATAAAGAAGGTAGCTTCCCTATATCACCAAGTTTAGCTGAATACATAGAAAGGAATTTTAATAAAGAACCTTTTAATTTAAATGAGGTGGTTGGTATAACCGAGTTTTTAGGTAAACAATTAAAGAAAAATTTTGACCTAAATCATGTGCCAGAAAAAATATTTGTGGAGACTGTTTTGGGTGACACCACTAAAAGTTATCATGTTAAGGGTAAGGTGTTTAAAAACCAAAAGTATTCGCCATTATTCTATATACCAAAAACACAAGTATATCAAAACCTATACGAAAAAGACGTTATCGTAGATGTAGACTTCGATAAGTACCAGCAAAAAGACAAAAGGGGTTGGAAGGCTTTTAAACATCAAGAAAAGGGTATTAAATTTTTATTAAGTAAAAACCAATGTATTTTAGGTGATGATATGGGATTAGGGAAAACTTATATGTCCATTGTTGCTGCATTAGAAAGTGGTGTTGAAAAGATATTAGTTATATGTCCCGCTAATGCTAAAATTAATTGGTTTAGGGAAATATCTAACTTTGTTTCTGAAGATGACATATCAATAATTAAAACTGGTCATTGGAACCCTAAGAAATTTACGATAATAAACTATGACATATTAAAAAATTTCCACACCATAAAAGACGGTAGAAAAAAATATGAAGAATGGGAGGTACATAGACATTTAGCTAATGAAGGGTTTGACCTAATGATAATAGACGAGTGTCATATGGCTAAAAATCCAAAAGCAGCAAGAACAAAAATAATAAATCAAATAGGTGAAGGAATACAAAAAAAATGGTTATTAACCGGAACACCAATAGCCAATAGACCAATGGACTTCTTCAATCTTTTAAGTTTATGTGAGTCACCAATAACAGCTAGTTGGCAATATTATGCCTTTAGATATTGTGATGCCATAAAATTTAAAAAGAAAACTAAAAACGGTATGAGGGATATTTGGATTACTGATGGTGCCTCAAATTTAGAAGAACTTTATGATAGGACAAACTCGTTAATTTTAAGAAGGAAAAAAGAAGATATTTTAGACTTACCACCAAAAATAGTTGCCCCATACTATGTTGAAATAGATAATATGAAAGAATATGATAATGTTTTTGATGAGTATTTAGCTTGGGCAAAAGCTGAGGGTAAAAATTTAGGAGCAGGTAGACATATGGTTGAGTTGGTCGTATTAAGAAAATATCTAGCCCTTGAAAAGGTAAAACAAAGTATTGAACTTGCTGAACAAGCCATAGAGAATGGTAAAAAAGTTATTATATTCACAAATTTTACACATTCTTTTGACGCTTTGATGAATCATTTTGGTGATGTTGCGGTAGGCCATAACGGTAAAATGAATGGCACAAAAAAACAGAGGTCTATAGACCAGTTTCAAGAAAACGACAAGATAAAAATTTTTGTTGGTAATTTAATATCTGCCGGCACCGCGATAACATTAACAAAAGCTGAAATAGTTATAATGAATGATTTAGATTTTGTACCATCTAATCATGCTCAAGCAGAAGATAGAGCATATAGAATTGGGCAATCAAACACTGTTAATGTTTATTACCCAATAGCTATTGGTACTATTGATGAAATGATTTATAAAGTATTAGAAAAAAAGAAAAAAATTATTGATACAGTAATAGGTGATGAACATAAAAGTATCGATATATCGGATGACTTTATTTCACAAATAATAAAATAAAATGGAAGATAAAAGTAAAGAACAAGTAGAACACCCAAACCATTACAATAAAGGTGTTGAGATGTGGGATTATGCTCACTCACATAATTTAGATTTTTTTGAGGGTAACATAGTTAAGTATATAACAAGGTGGAAACATAAGAATGGGGTACAAGATTTAAAAAAGGCTAAAATGTATTTAGATAAGTTAATTATTTTAAATGAAAAATAAAAAACAGTTAACCGAAAATGATTCACATAATAGAAAGATATCTAGGATAATAGAAATAGAGTTATTATTAACATCTTTGGTGATTGAAAATAGGGTTAAAAAAAGTTTCCAACCTAACACGGGAGACAAATATCAATTACTTAGAGATGAAGTTAAAAAACTTAGGATTGAATTAGGTATTTTAAAAAAATAAGATATTTATCTAAAAAGTAAAATAATGAACATATTGTTAAAAGAAAATCTATTAAAAGAAAGTGGTATACGTAATATAGGCCAACTATCTAAAAGATACGATAAAGCAAAAATATACTTTCACCAAGACCTAGATGGTGTCACAACAGCTTTAGCGATGAAAAACTATTTAGAAAACAACGGAATAAAAGTTGTTGATTCTGAAATAATACAATATGGTGACAAAGAGTTCGCTATTAAAAAACCATCAGCTAAAGGTGATATCATGCCGGTTTTAGTGGATTTTGCTCATGGGAAACCGATGTTTGTTATTCATACTGACCATCATGATAAGCAGGTGGGAGCCGAAAAAGACGCTTCAACATCCTTTAGGCCTTCTCGTTCTAATGTTGAAACTATCTCACAAGTGGTTTCTCCTTCAGATATTTTTCCTGATACCGATATAAAGATGATTTCTACCGTTGATTCAGCAGATTTTGTTAAAATGGGCATCAAACCTGAAGATGTGATGACATACGTTTTTCAATTAGATAAAGAAAAAGAACTTTCTAGAAATAAAAAAATTATGGCTCTAGTAACTAACAAGTTATTATTAGCTTACAAAAATAAACCAAAGTTTTTAGAGAACTTGGTTATGAACTCTACCCCATCTCTTTTAAACATTTATTTAAACATAGTTAAACAAGCTAAAGAGGAAGGTTATGTTTCACCTGATGTAATGAAATCTAATCTAAAAGATTATGTTGAAAAACAAAAAGAAAATAAGAATGTAGAATATCTAAAAGACTATGGTATTATATCACAATATGGGGGCGGAGCTTTGTTTAAACCTGGAGCTTATGATAGATACGTTCCTTTTAAAAATTATCCTAATGCTAACTTTTTAGTTATAGGTTGGCCTTTGGGTCTATTACAAGCCTCATGTAACCCTTTTAAAGCTAGTAGAGAATTAAAAGGTGTTAATTTAGGTGAAATAGCTCAAGAAGTTTTAAGTGAACATGAGTCAGAATTAAAATCTAAAAAAATAACGGTAGACACTATTAAATATTTTGCTGAAAAACATAAATCATTTGACTCCGAATCTGTTGGTTTTACTTTTAAAGATATGATGGCCATGTTTGAAGAGTCTAGTGGTGTTGATGGGGTTGATAGAACACCAAAAGGTTCACCAAAGGGGTATACGGTTGATAGATGGCAAAACGCGATTAAAAAGGTTATGGATAAACCTTATAGTAAATTAAGTGATAGAGAAAGAAAGGCACTTAAATTATTATCTGTTAGTGGTTGGGACATGGTCCAAGCTAATAGTGGTGGTCATAAATGTATAACCAATATATCAGGGTTAATGTATTTTGGTAAGGATGGAAAACCATTCTTATTAAAACTAAAAGATGGTCTAATAAATAAATTAAAAGAAAAAATAGATTCTAGTAAAATAGATGAAAACATATTAAAAGAAGAGACAGAAATAAATTTCGATAAACTATACACTGACCTATGGGGTAAAATGGTTAATGTGGTGTGTAAAAAATACACAAAAGACCAATCCAAAGCAGAAGATTATTGTCAAAATGGGTTTATTAAAGTTCACAAAAATTTACATAAATACAAGAACACGGGCTCAATAGAAGCTTGGGTTAGTCGTGTAATAACTAATAGTGTGCTGGATGATATTAGAAAAGAAAAAATGAAGTTTGTTGATGACGGTGAGGATGATTTTGACTTTTCTAGACTTGATACTAGTACCGAAGATGATGTTATAGTTGATAGCTTGTCCATATCGGATGTGGTTAAAGTTTTACCCCAATTATCCCCAGCATATAAGAGAGCTTTTGAAATGTATTATTTAGATGGTTTACAACATAGTGAAATAGCTAAAAAATTAGGAATAACCCCAAGTACGTCTAAAACAAACCTAATGAAAGCTAGAAAAGCTATTAAAAATATATTAGCAAAAAAATAAGACGCATATCTGTTTATAATATGTTTTTTAATTCATAATATTAAGATATTGTTAATTTGTGGGTAAAGATTGGCCCGTACCAAAAATCTAAATTTATGAGTGAAGTAAAAAAGGCTACGCCTGAAGATATTAAAAAATTCTTAGAAGGACATGACGATGAAAAGTACATCGTATCGATAGAGTTAGACCAAACAAGAGATTGGTCAATAGACGAAACAAACAAAGTATATATCATAATTGATGACCCTAAAAAAGGGAAAAAAATTAAAGTTCAAAAGTTCACACCTTTTTGTTGGACGAAATCATTAAGAGGTAGTGGTTTTTATGATGATGATGTAGAAAAAATAAAAAGAAAGGCCAGAGAGTTTGGTATTTACACTGAAAAACTAAACACAGGTAATAATGAAAGATTAGATGGTGGGTATAAGTATATTGTTAAAACAAGTGGTACTTATCGTGATTTAGTTAACTTTTTTAAAAGAGGTGGTATAAACCCTTGGGATAGAGATAAAAAGTTAGTACAAATATTACCACCTGTAGAACAGTTCATGGTACAGACAGGTAAAAGGTTATTTAAAGGTTATGAAGATTATACTGACGTACATAAATTAACGTTTGATATTGAAACCACTAGTTTAACACCCGAAACAGGACATTCTTTTATGGTTGGGGTTAAGGATAATCGTGGTTATAAAAAATTGTTAACAGCTTACGGTGAAGATGGTGAATATAGTAGAGAAGGTGAAAAGAAGATGTATGAAGACCTATTCCAAATTATACATGAACTAGAACCATCTATTATTGTTGGTTATAACTCTGAAAACTTTGACTGGAACTACATTTTTGGTAGGATGGATAGGTTGGGTATGTCAGACACAAATATTAGAAGAAATAAAAAAGATAATAGAGTAACATCTATTGATGTATCGTGTGACGCAATAAAAACTAAACACCCAATGGTCGGGTTGACTAGAAAACCAGCGACTTTAAAAATGGGTGCCGAAATAGAAGATTATTACCAAACAACAATGTGGGGTTATAATATTATGGACACGTACCATAGAGTTAGACAAGCTATGGCTTTAAACTCTAGTTTACAAAATGGTAGATTGAAGTATATAGCTCAAGAGGCAGGATTGGAAAGACATAATAGAGTCTATATTGATGGTGCTAAATTAGGTAAGATTTGGAATGAAAATAAAGACTTTTATTATAACCCAACTTCAGGACAATGGTACCCGTTAGATGGTGAAAAACCCACACCAAAAGAGATTGATGATAAGGTTATTGATGGTTATGAAGATAAGTGGGAAGTTGTTGATGGTAGATTTTTGTTGAGGGAATATCTTAATGATGACCTTTTAGAAACAGAACAAGTTGACGACACTTATGCTCAAGCGGGATTCTTAACCGCGGCTCTAGTACCAACCAACTTTGGTAGGTCTATAACTATGGGTACGGCCACAATGTGGAAGTTGCTAATGATGGCTTGGTCGTATGAAAACGGTTTAGCTTTACCTGATACACAACCAAAAAGAGATTTTGTTGGTGGTTTATCTAGGTTACTTAATTTGGGGTATAGTGTTAATATTACTAAGTTTGACTACGCCTCACTTTATCCATCGATACAATTAACTCACAACGTATTTCCTGATGTAGATGTTTCGGGAGCTTTGGAAGCTATGTTACAGTATCTCTTAGATACACGTAATGAATACAAACATCTTGCTGGTAAGTATTATAAAGAAGGTAACAACTTGTTGGGTAGTAAATTTGATAAAAAACAATTACCTATTAAAATTTTTAATAACTCAGCTTTTGGTTCTATTTCAGCACCTTATATATTTCCTTGGGGTGATATTAATATTGGTGAGATGATTACTTGTACAGGTAGACAATATTTGAGACATATGATTCAGTTTTTTATGGATAGAGATTATAAACCACTTGTTTTAGATACAGATGGTGTAAACTTTTCTTATGGTGAAAAAGTTAGTAACCACACTTATATTGGTCGTGGTTATCATAAATTTGTTGAAGAAGGTAAAGAATATAAGGGTATTGAAGCTGATGTATCTGAATATAACGATAGGTTTATGTATGGAGCTATGGGTCTTGATATTGATGAGATTTGGCCAGCAACAATTAATTTATCTCGTAAAAATTACGCAACACTAAAACCAAACGGTAAAATTAAATTAACAGGTAATACTATAAAGGGTAAGACCATCCAAAAATACATCAAAACATTTTTAAATAATGGGATAAAAATGTTACTAAATGGTAATGGTAAGGAGTTTGTTGATTATTATAATTCTTATCTTGAAAGAATTTATAACATGGATATACCTTTATCTGAAATAGCAAATAACTCAAAAGTTAAAAAAACTATTAAACAATATAAAAATAGGGGGTTAAACAAAAACAAACAACCACTACCAAGACAGGCTCACATGGAGTTACTTATTAAAGAAGGTATTGAACCACAATTAGGTGATAATATATTTTATATTAATAATGGAACTAAAAAGTCTCATGGTGATATACAGGTTAAAAAAACAAAGAAAGACCCACCAGAAGGAACTTTGGTTTTTAATTCTTACATTATTAATAGTGAGCAAATGGAAAAAAACCCAAACCTAAAGGGGGAGTATAATGTACCAAAGTATCTAACTTCTTTTAATAAAAAAGTAGAACCTTTATTAGTTGTTTTTAGAACACACATTAGAGAGTCTTTATTGATTACTGACCCATCTGAAAAACAATTTTTTACTAGAAGTGAATTAGAGTTAGTTTCTGGTATACCATCTAAAGAAGGTGACCAAGACAACTTAAAAGAGTTAATGACACCTAGTGATTTAGAACTAGAGTTTTGGGAATCACAAAAAGTGTCACCCAACTACATGATTAAAGATAGATTTAGTGATTCTACAAAGTCTTTAGATTCCAAAGGAAACCAATTAGTGTATAA